GCAATGTCCAGTGCATCATACGAGGTGAGGTTACGCAGGGCAGAGATGAAATACTGCCGCGAACCCGCCTGGGTGAACACGCCGAACCCGTCCAGCACGTCAAACGAGGTGCCGCCGCCATAGTCACCGTCCGTCACCGCCGCCAGAGACGTGCCGTTGAACGTAAACATGGAAGCGCCGACCAGGATGCCCAACTGCGCCCCGTTATCAGCCATGTAGACCGTTCCGGTGGACGGGACCGAACCAACCACCGACGAGGAACCCGTGGACGTGATCTTGTAGAGCGACGCACCCGACACCGCGTACAGGTTATCGTCCCATACGTACATCGCCCGGATGGAGTCTCCGCCAAGGCCAGAAAACAGCGTAAACCCCGGCGTGCCGATGATCTCGACCGGCACCTTGGCATTCGGGGGGAGCTGTTGGGCGTAGAAATTGACAGCCCGCTCCGCCGATGACGGCAGCGACCGATCCTCGGCAGACTGGATGGCAAACGGGACAAGCATCAGAGCAGCAGCCGGTTAACCGCAGTGCCGCCGCCGCCATAGGAATCCTGCAACCCCGTAGACGGGCCAGAATTGACCGCTGGGCCACTGTATGAAGTTTGGGTGCCGTTGTAGCCGGTCAGGCCACGGACGCCCGCAGCAAGCGTCCCGCCGACCGTGGGGCCACCCATCCAGCCAGAGACGGTGTTGAGCAGACCAGCAACGGGAACGCCGCTGAACAGCGCGTTAACTGCCGTGGCACCCGGATTATTAATTGCTTTGTCCACCTGTCGGCCAACCCAGCCGCCGATGTTGCGGGAACCCCAATCGTTCGAGTCCGATCCGGCGTAGGTCGTCGGGCCAGGATCAGAATACGGGTCAGCCGTGTATCCCCACGTAGCCTGTCCGCCACCGTAATCCGCATAGCCGCCGGGATTGTCGCCAGGGAGCGAACCGGGTGCCGATGCCGCCTGACCGCCGCCATAATCGGCATAGCCCCCGCCGTCGCCGTAATTGCCGCCGTAATCCGCAGCCTGACCACCACCGTAATCCGCATACCCGCCCGCATCAGCGTCATAGAACTCCGGCAGGCCGGTATCCGGGTTGATGGTCCCTGCCCCGCCACGCGCCTTCAGGAGCGACGCTTCTTCCGGGGTGATGTGGGCCAGCATGGTATCGCCGTAGCGTCCCTGTGCGGCAATCTTCTGAAGCAGGGGGTTGGTCCGTACATCCTCGCGGTAATAGGGGTTTCCGGGAAACGGATAAGCGTTATCCATCACCATCGGGTCGTTTGCATCCACGGAGTATTCCCGCCCCGCCGCGTAGGGAGACAACCGCTCTGCGCGGCCATAGCGGGAAAGGTTGGACAGCCAGTCAGAGCCAATGTTGGGGTCTATCGGTTCACCGGACAGGCGCACAAAGGAATGATCAGGCAGGCGATATGGCATCAGGAAACATCCGCCTTGATCGACAGCCGCCCGTAGAGGGCCGTCGAGACGTTCGACGACCCGTCCGTCAACTGAAGTTCGTGGTAGTAAATCCCCGCCATGTCCGAGGTGTTGGACGCCGCAATGGCAATCGTCAGGATGCCAGAAGCCGGGGTCGTCAGGGTAATGCCCGAACCAACGCTCTTTTTGATCTCCGCATCATCCGTGGGGCCATCCGCCACCTTCCACGATGCCGAATAGCCCGTGATGTTGACCGCCGCGTCGGTGTCATCCACCACGGTCACAACGAGGGACATGCTATCCCCGCTCGTAATCTCAAAGTCCCCACGAAACGGCAGGGAACCGATGCGGGCGTAAAGCGACTTTGACCGGGCCATCAGTAGTACGTCGCCTCCGTCGCCTCACCGGACCAACCCGAAGACACCTGCTTGCGGATGTGGCGAATCCCGCGTTCGCGGCTGATCCCCATCTCTTGCAGCTTGCCCAGCGAAATGCCGAACTCCGCGCCAACCTGTTCCGCCACGATGTTCACGTAGCCAGCAACGAGGTTGCCGGGCACAGCGGACAGCGGCCAGGACACCAGAGACAGCCCGTCCAGTTCCGCGTGAACGTCAGCCAGTTCGGTATCGACCAGGGCCGCATCCTCGGACGACGCGGTTTCGCCAGCGGCCAGGACGCCCAGCTTCCGCAGGATGCGGTTCCGCACCTCAGCCGCCGTGTAGGTCGTCATTCTTCATCCTTTTTCGGTCGGCCAACCTTGGCCTTCTCGAAATGGTCGTTTGTCGCCAGTTTTACGGCCAGCGATTCCGGCACCTCGACCAGTTCCCCCTTTGGGAACGTCACGCCAGCCAAAACAATGCTTTCCGGCCCCTCGAAACGCTTGCGCGGGTTGCCGATAAACCTGAACTTCATGCCGCCTCCGGGCTGTAGTCGCCAAAGTCGCTCAGCGGACGTTCGGGCGAATTGAGGAACGCAGCCAACAGGCCACCGCACCGGAATTTCAATCCCGGCAGAAAGGCCGACAGCGCACCCAACTGGCTAACCTGTTTGACGAGTGCCAGTTCCGTGCGAAAAATCTCGCCGTTGCACCGGACAACCATCGTCTTTGCCTGCGTGTCCTCCGCATAAGTCCCGTGCGGATAGCAGTAAGGCCCCTCGGCAAAGGACGAATCCGCGCCATAAATCGTTATGTCACGCCAGCCCAGCAGGTTTGCCAGCAAGGGCGCGCGAGTGAGGCAGGTTGTCCCGCCGCTCACGATGTACGAATTGGCTGGGTACTCGATACCCACCATCTTGGAATGCCACAGCCAGACATGCGCGCCGCTCAGCGTGTCAAACACAGCCGGGTCGCACACCGAGGAAATGTAGAAGGTCGTTTCGGGACGATGATCCCGAACGTAATCAGCCAATCCGGGAACCGGATCGAGGCCGACAAACCCGTCTGGCACGATGTACTGCGACAGCAGGTAGTTGTACGCACCGTTAATGGCCCAAATCTCGCCGGGCCACATCCGCAGTTCATCCAGGTAGCCCGCGACGGATGGCGCACTGCCAACAATGGCAAGTGGAGACTTCCGCCGGGGCGCTCTGGCGCAGGCAGGAAGGTTGCGAGCCAACGCGGAAACCACGTTAGCCCGACAACCCTCCAAGCCCACAATGCACTCGGACGGTACGAGTTTCAGCCCCATTACGGGACGTAATACTCGACCTGAACCGTCAGCGTGCCGGTCGCAAAGGCCAGCGCCGAAGCGATGACCGTGCCACGGATGATGGTCTCCGCGCCGCAGGTATACGGCCCGTCAGCCATCAGCACACCACCGAGCGGGAAGTTGTGCCCGACTTCCGGCTTCACGCCGGCGACAGCCGCCGGGTTCCACACACCGAAGTTGCCCAGCGCATCGGTGTCAACGGTGGAACCGTCAACGGTGCCGATGTCGATGTCCAGCAGGGCGGAGCCGGAACCCGAGGAGTCCAGCTTGTCACCCATGACGCGGCCACCAACGATGACAGCGCCCTTGGGAACGCGGCAGAACTCCAGGATTTCACCCGGCGGCGGGTTGCTGCTGATCTCCAGCTTGCCCCACGCAATCTTCTTCGACTGCGCGTTGCCAACGCCGCCAGCCACCGGGAAGGTGGAAGCAGCGCGAGTTGCGGTCTGAGTAGCCATGTATCAGGCCCTCCCTTACAGAACGGTTGCGAAGTAGCCGGTCATGACGCCGTGGTCACGGGTATCGTCCGTGTCACCAGCGCCCGAACCGAAGATCATCTTCTTGACGCCGTAGATCGACTCAGTGGCGACGCCGTACTTGTCGCCGTAGTCGAACTCCTGCGTCTGCGAAGTCCACCGCTTGGCCACGCCGTAGCCAATCGCCTGGGCACCCGTGAGGAAGCACGGGACAACCTCAGCCGACGAAGCGCCAACGTCCGTGAACGTCAGCAGGTCATACATGCGGGGGATTTCCTTGATGATGACGCCATCCCACAGGAGATCGCCGCCCTGAAACAGGCGGTTGTTCTCCATCTCCTTCACCGTCTCGCGCTGGGCGGCGATGATCGGGGAGTTGGCTTCGTTCTTCAGGTCGCGGAACGCCGCCGGATGGCAGTACAGCACGTAGTAGTAGCGACCGTTTTCCGCCGAACGGATCGGACGGATTTTCGGGTTCGCCACAGTCAGCGCGCGATACTTCATCGCAGACACGTCCGCCGCCGTCAGCAGGTCGGCGGTCGTGTCAAGCTGGGCCAGCATGGCCGAGTGGTCGGTGCCGTAGGTGCCGGACGGGTCGTAAACCCGCAGCACGTTGTCCACCAGCCACGCATCCTTGTCGGCTTCCGACGCCGAGGCGTAGTTGGTGCCGTTGATCGAGCCAAACGCCTGGATGATCTGCGTCTCCATGTCCTGCATCGCCCAGTCCTTCAGGACCGAACGGGCAGCGGTACGGAGCGAGATCGCGGACTTCTGCTCGTTCATCTCCGCGATGCGGACGCCATTGCGGCGCTTGTCCACATACAGGCGGAACGAACGCGAAGTCATGTCCTCTTCGTTGCCTTCGAGGACGTTGGTGCCCGTGACCGCATCGTTGGTCAGGCGATTGACGAGTGCGTAGGTGATCGAGTCACCCTGCTTCTTCGTCAGGTCTTCCTTCACCTGAATGATGCTGTTCTCGCTCGTGCCCATCTCACCGGCAAAGCGATTCTCGGTCAGGAACTCGGTGAAAAACTGGTCGTCCCACTGCTGGACGGTCAAACCAGTTGCAGCAATCGTGTCTGCCATTGGTATCTCCATCGGGCCGGTTGGTTACGGCTCAGGGCTGCGCGCCTCACGGCGGGCAATTGCGGTTTAGACCCTCAGCGGTTGCCGAGAATCTGGTTCAATGGCTTCGGACCGCCCCAGCCCGGCCCCGTGCGGGGACCGGCGGAACGGACGGAGCCTAGCGATGTAGGCAGGTTGAGCGTGGCGGCGGGCTGCGACGGATTGGCCTGCTGCAACTCCGCCATGACCTTTTCACGGATTTCCTTCTCCAGCCGTTCCCGGTAGGAAATCGGATCACCGATCTCTTTCATGGCGAGGATACGCTTGCCCTCGTCGTATATGTACTTGTAGGGGTGTGCACTCTGCATGGCCTGCGAACGCAAAGCCGGATTGGCCTGCACCGCCTCCATGAAAGTGTTGATGGCGTCTTCCGCGTCGTCAAACTGCGAACGAACCATCATCTCCGACATGTTCAGGCGTTCATTCAGGACCGTCTCCGTAACGGAGCGGTGAATGTCAGCCCGGAACTCGTCGGGAGCCTCATACAAGTCAGGCTTTTTGACCTGCTGCTGCGGGATGCGCTTCTGCATTTCCGCAAGCTGCCTTTCAAGGGCCTGCCGCTTCTCTCTCTCTGCCATCAGGGCGGCCAACTGGCCTTCCGTCACTGGCTTCTGACTGTCGCCCGGCGGCTGCGACTTCGGCTTGGCGTCCTTGGGCTTTTCAGCCTCGGACTCCTTGGGACGGAACCGGCCCTGCTCGTCGCGGGGACGCCCGTCACCTTCAGCCTGTACGCCCGTGGTGTCTGTCGTGGTGGCCTCGGCGGGTGCCTGGACCGGCGCGGGAGTTTCCTCCGGCTTCGCACTTTCCAGCGACTGACCCTTGCTGTTCAGAATCTCCTCGACGGTTGCCATTCACTGCCCTTGCATCGCCCGATTCCCCGGCGGCGGTATTCGCCCGATTCCCCGGCGGCGGGTTCCGGCGCATCACTGCGGCGGTATCTCAAACTGCTGGCTGCACCCTCTGGCGCGCGGCCATCTGGCTCATAAGCGCCTTCTGGCGAACATCAGCGCGGAACTTCATGTCATCCTGCGCCATGTCCTGCTCAAAGCGGGCCTGATCCTGCTGCATCTCCATCGCAAAGCGCGCGTCGTCACGCTGCGCCTCACGCTCGGCAAGTTGCGCCTTCATCTGCAACTCAGCACCCTTGGCCTGAACCTGGGCCTGCGTCTGCGCCACCTTCGCCTCGGTCTGCGCCTGCAACGCCATGACCTTGGGGTCCGGACCCTGCTGCTGCATGGCCTGCATCTTTTCCAGCAACTGTTCCTTGTTGCGAAGCTGGCTGGCCTCGATCACCACGTCAGGCGGAATCGGGATGCCCGACTTGACCAGTTCCACAATCTGCTGGAACTGCTCATGCTGGATCGTCACCGAGTCCGGGGCGTCATCGACAATAATATCCACCGTCATCTCGGTGACGTTGTTCTCCGTCCCGATGACCTGCTGTGCACGCGGGTCCATCGCAATCATTTGCTGCGCCTGCGCCAAGTCCTCAGGGGAAGCACCACGCTCCTGCAACTGCCGAAGCATCTCCTCGCCAGCAGTCACAGGCTTGTTCAGCCCGACAAACCGCAGGTTTCGTTCATCGTCGGTGATGCGAATCCACTTCTCGCCCGTCCAGAATTGGCGAACGCGGTTCCACACCTGCTTGTAGACGCGGATGTTCCACTGCCGCAGATGATCCAGCATCGGGCCAAGTTCGATATAGCCGCCCTGCTGCTGGGCAATGATGGCCCGGCCCGACTGGTCAGCCGTGGACTTGCCCTGCATCGAGGCGTTCGGCCCCATCATGTCGATCTCGGCCTTGGCCTCCTGAAGCAACTGAAACTGCGCTGCCGCCATATCGCCCGTGGGCAGGACACCGAAGTCCTTGCCGAACTCGCCCGACTCAATTTCAAGATGCCCGTCAGGCTTCGCCATTTCCTTTTTGGCAGCGTCCACATCCGTCACCGCCGAACGGGTGCCAAACGTCTGCCGCGTGCTGATGAGGTGCAGCGCCTTCGACCGGCGCTTGTTGATCTCGTCCTGCGGGCCAATCATCTCCCGCACAACGCCATAACGCTGGTTCTGGCGGTTCACATAGGACGACTGCATAACCAAGGGACATTCGCCGTTGCCGTCTTCGTCCACGTAAGGCGACGGGCCACCCTCCAGCTTGCCGCCCTTGCAGAAGATGCAATACTTCCAGCCCTTGCCCTCACGCACCCAAATCTGGACGATCCGAACGCGCTTGCGCTTGCGGTCAGCCCAAATCTGCCAGCGTGGCTTGTCGTCGTAAGTGTCCGACTGCGACGTATCGTTCAGCGTCGAATCAAGGATGCCGTCAGCGTCCGGCCAGTATTCCAGAGCTTCTTCACGGTCCATCCACACAACAAGGCCGTGATAGCGAGCATCACTAAAATCCGCCATCCGAGAGTGCGGATCGCGGAAATAACGGTCCCACGGGATGCGGCGAATAACGATGTCAACGTCGCCCCCCTTCTGCTCGGCAATAACCTCAACGCCGCCGATGCCCTCGATCAGCAGTTCTTCCCACACCTTCGAGCGGGTCACGTCATACTGGTTGGCGTCAGCCACATAGCGCAGGGCGTCGGTCGCCGCATGGGCCGAGGCTTCGTCCTGCGGGTTGCGCGGAAACGCCTTCGGGTCCGTGCGCTGCTGGCTTTCGACACCGCGCAGGAAGTCGATCTTGCGCTTGATGCGGTTAATCGTGATGACCGGCTGCTTGCGCTTGTTCAGCGCCTCGATCTCCTCAGCCGTCCACTGGATGTTGTCGTAGTAGTCGCGGTCGCGCTCGGCGTCGCGGCGTTCGTCCTGTGTGTTGGTTTCGGAATCCTCGAACCAGCCCACATAGACCTGGATGGACTCGTCCACCGTCTCGGCAACAGGGGATTTAGCCATGAGAGGTTACACGGTTTTCCAATTCTCCGGCTCCTCTCGCTTGCGGTCCCAACGGTCACGCGGTTTCGTCGTTTGCTTCAATGCGCCACGCGCATACGGGCGGGACATGCAGGCGTAACGGGTTTCGTCCGCCGCGTGGTCCTCGCCCTCGCTGTCCAAGTCTTCAGGCCGGTTGTCGTCGTGCTGCAATGACGGCAGCGTGCGGATTGTGTCCCGGCATGTGGCAAAAAAGTAAAGCATCGGGCGTCCATCCTCGCCCTTCAGCCTGGCCCGCAACTGATCCCAGCCACCCATCGCGCCATTCCGCGCTACACGCGAGTTGTCAGCACGGCGGAACGTCACGCCGCGCCGGATCATCCGCTCGGCAATCGAAGGCCCGCCATCCTCGGCAAAGGCCGCAGGGTCAATCACCCCATACGAAACCTTGTCGCCAGCCTCGCGCTTCTTGATGCCGTCCGCGACTTCCTCAGCCGTCAGCTTCAAACCCACGTTCGGCGCGCTCGCCCCGTACCATTCGCGGTATTTCACCAGGGCACCACGCGGGATTACAACCTCCGCGCGATGTTTCGCCGCGTTGGGGTCGTCATTTGCCGGGGTTTTACCTACCTTCGGTAGAACAACGCCCTCGGAGATGGCGTACCAGCCGACCGAGAACGGACGCGCCGAACCCCAGTCCATCGCCCGGAACCGCACCCAGTTCTCAGGGATCGCAAACGGCTCCAAAACGTGCTGTTCAAGGGAGAACTCGGTGAAATAAGCGCCCGTAATGACCGACCAGTCGCCTTCAAGCCACGCCCGCACCAGTTCAGGACTGCCAGACGCCTTGATGCGCTGGACGTAATCCTGACCAAGATAGCTGTTGTCGCCCACACGGGACGGAATGTAGACGCGCTCCAGGCCTGAAACAGGGTCGGTGATGATCTCCCAACCCAACGGGGCTGGATCAATGTACCTCGCCCGCACCCATTGATGGCCGGGGCCACCAGGATTTCCCGTGGCCCTGAAGCCCACAGGGACGCCAGCGCCAGAACGCAGGGTAGCCATCAGCTTCATCACCGGATCAGGCGACGGAAAATTACCGATCTCCTCGACGTAAACCCGCGTGTAGCTGTGGCCCTGATAGCCCTCGGCGTCAGCATCCCGCTCCAGGTAGGCAAACCTCAGTCGCGCCCCATTCGGGAACCGCCACTGCTTTTCCTGCTCGTTGTACTTGGCACCTAGGGGCAAATAAATCTGCCGGGACCGCTCAATCGTCTCGATAAGCTGCGTCCGTTCGCGGCGGACCATCAGCCCGATGGCGTTCTGCCCGTACCGCCCGGCGTGGGACACAAACTCGCCTAGAACCCCGTCTGTCTTCCCGCCGCCGCGTGCGCCACCATAAAACGCTTCGAACACCGGACACGTCAGCAAGGCAGTCTGCGGGCCAGGCTGCGGCCTCCAGACGACTACTGGACGCTGTGCTGCTTCCGCCATTCTTCCGTACTGGCTGGCAGTGCGGGGACTTCCACAACGTAGGTCGTGGTTTCCACCGAAGCCTCAATGGCCTGAACCGCCTTGCCGTCGAGACGGTCGCCGATCTCACGAGCCGCAGCCATGTCGCCAGCAATCGCTGCGTCCACGACTGCCTCGGCAATGCGGCGGAGTTTCCGAACGCCGCTTCCATCCGGTTCAAGTGCAGCCATCCGCAAGGCGTCCTGCCACGGCTTATCCTTCGGCCTACCGCCCGGATTGCCTGACTTGCCTTTGACGAATGCCATTGTTCTGTTGTCCTAAGTAATTGTCCCAAAATGGGTTAACGTTACTCTGCTTCCCGTTCGGCCTTGGGGCGCTTGTCGGTGGCGGCGTCGTATTCCTGTGCGTAGGACGCTGCGACGGAGCGGGCGTAGTCCTCGCCCTTCAGTGCGACAGCGCGGGTCCACCATGCCTGTGCGCCTTCGCGCTTCTGCCAATCGAGGATGGCCTGTTCGCGGTCGGTCATCATGCGGCCTCCAGGATGCCGGAGAATGTGGTGAGCGAAGTCCCGGAGTTGCCCGACACATCGGCAGTATCCGCGCCAATGCCGGAAACGGACACCGAGATTGATGCGGTGTCGGCTGCATCCATGAAGACGGTCAGGGAGCCGGAGAGGCAGAGATCGCCGCCCGCAGTGTCGGTGCTGTTCGGGTGGACTGCCGCAATGCGATAGGAACGGTTGCTGGTCACAAGCAAGATGAACTGGCCGGTGCCAGTCGTCAGCCCCTCCATG